CCCAAGAGATTTGGCAGAAGATCAAGACAGATCTAGACGATACCACCACAGGCACATACAAGTTTGAGTTAGATAGTCTAAAGCCCGCCATGGCTATGATGCTAAAAGGGTTGCGTGTAGATTTAGAAGCAGTTAGAAATATGCGTGCCCCCTTGAAGAATACTAGGGTTAAACTAGAACGCATGCTTAATCTATTTGCAAATGCGGCAACAGGTAAAGATCTAAATCATGCATCACCAAAACAATTACAGAATTTATTTTACGTACACTTAGGTATACCGAAAGTTATATCCTACAAAAAAGGTAAACAAAAAATATCTACAGATCGTGAGGCGCTAGAATTCATGCGCGAAAATTATCCACGAGCAAAACCTTTCTGTAATGCTATTCTTGCATTACGTGATATCGACAAACAACTTGGTGTGTTAGACACAGATAGGGATGGCGACAATAGAATACGTTGTTCTTATAATGTGGCAGGTACAGAAACAGGTCGTTGGTCATCTTCAGAAGCTCCTTGGGGCACAGGAACTAATCTTCAAAACATAACAAAAGATCTGCGCGAAATATTTATACCCGATGAAGGTATGACTATGTTCTATGCAGATTTAGAACAAGCTGAATCACGTGTGGTTGCTTATCTAACAGGCGATGAAAACTATATCAATGCTTGTGAGAGCGGAGACTTGCATACTACTGTGGTCAAAATGGTTTGGAAGAACATGGGTTGGAGTGGTGATCCTGTACAAGAAAGAAAGTTAGCTGAGAATCCTTACTACTTACAGTTTAGTTTTAGAGATATGTGTAAGCGTGCGGGGCATGGTACTAACTATGGCTTGTCAGCTACGTCATTAGCTAGGCATTTAAAGATTAAAGTAGCACATGCTACAAGGTTTCAACTGCTATATTATGGTGGTGTAGTAGCCTTAGAATCAGTTAATAGGTGGCATAAACAAGATCCTAAAGCTGGTTTTGATGAGCTTCTAGCATATGGTAAAGTATATGGTGATAAGATTAAATATCTAGATGTTTCAGGAGCGTTCCCTGGAATCAGGAAATGGCATGACAGTATAGCAAATGAGCTATCAAATACTGGAACACTAACTACACCACTGGGTAGAAGAAGACAGTTCTGGGGTAGATTAAATGATGCTACCACATTGCGTGGTGCTATTGCTTATGTTCCACAGTCTACTATAGGAGATCTTTTAAATGTAGGATTGTACAGAGTATGGAACGAACTTAGAGATGAGGGTGTTCAAGTATTAGGACAAGTACATGATGCTATATTAGGTCAAGTTCCTACGGAAAAAGTAGATGAGTTAATGCCTAAGATTATTAATTGTATGACTAATCCTATGACTGTTTACGATAGACAATTAGTTATACCTTCTTCTGTTGAGGTGGGTAACTCTTGGAAAAATTTAAAGACATGGAAAGGGGGGCACAATGACACGAATATATAAAGATTATATAGATGCATGCGTAGCGGCTACTGACAATAGTCCTATACCTAAACTGTTTAGAACGTGGGCAGCCTTGTCCTCCGTATCTGGTGCGTTAGGTAGAAGAGTGTGGATGCCAATGGCAAACTACGATATACGTTCTAATATATTCGTTGTGCTAGTTGCAGGTCCAGGAAGAAACAAATCAGTTAGTTTGATTCTACCATTTAGTAAAGTATTTCGTAAGTTAACTACACCTGTAGGCACAACACCAGATCACGAAAATTTTAATTCTGGTTTGACAGAGTATGGTTTAAAAGAGTTTCCTTTGTATCTCATTCAAGATAGAATAACTCCAGAAAAATTAGCAGTAGATATGTCGAAGGCTTCAAGGTTTGACATGCGCTTATCTACAATCGGTGATGAGTTTTATGATGGGTCACTTACGTTAGTAACATCTGAACTTGGTACTTTCTTATCAAGGCACGAAAGATATTTACAAATGTTCTTGACCGATATGTGGGATAGTAAAGAAGAATACTCACATAAAACCAAGACTGCTGGTGAGCACATTATTAAAGGTCCTTGTTTAAATTGGATCGCATGTGCTACACCAGAGCAGTTCGTAGATAATTTACCAGAGGATGCTAGATCACAAGGCTTGTTATCTAGAATCATTCCTGTATTTTATGATGGCGAAAAGATACCACAGTCTTTATTACAAGATAGAGTAGAAGATTCTACAATACATAATCTAAGAAATGATTTATCAGAGATAGCTAAGATGTATGGTCCTATGCGATTTGATGATAGAGCATTTGATAAAATAAATCAAGACATAGAATCTGGATTGAAACCAATACCAACTGATGCAAACCTAGCTGAGTATACACAACGTAGAGTATCTCATTTTATTAAAGTTGCTCTAGCTGTATCTGCAAGTAGTTCTAAAGATAAAGTTATTACTTGGGATCAATGGCAGAGGACTAAAGATTTAATGTTTGAAGTAGAAGAGAATATGCCTAAGGCGTTGGCAGGCTTTGGTATGGCTAGGGCGGGTAAACTAGCACAAGATATGGCTGTTTGGACTAAAGAAACTATGCTGAATACAGAGAGAAACTTTGTAAGTCTTCGACATTTTAAGCGCGAATTACTCCGAAGAACTCTCGCACCAGGAGAATCAGAACAGACAGTTAAAGCTATGGAAGAGGCTGGATACATTCAAGTTAAAGACGGTCTTGTGTTCCCAATGAAGTTATGATACAATCAAAAACTCGCGCTCTCTACAGGACAATATGAAAGGATACAAATGAAAATAAATATAGAATACTCACGTGATGAATACCTAACCGAATCGGGAAAGACAATATTAAAAGATAGATACTTACTACCAACAGAAGCCAGCCCTCAAGATGCCTTTGTTAGAGCTGCCAAAACATTTGCAGATGATCAAGCACATGCGCAAAGATTGTATGATTATGCTAGTAAGTTGTGGTTTATGTTTTCTACTCCTGTGTTATCTAATGGTGGTACTACACGTGGTTTACCTATATCTTGTTTCTTAAATTATGTAGATGATTCTAGAGAAGGATTAGCAGATCACTATACTGAAAACATTTGGTTGTCGAGTATGGGTGGTGGCATAGGAGGTTACTGGGGTGATGTAAGATCACAAGGTATGGCTACAAGTATTGGAAATAAAACTACAGGTGTCATTCCTTTTATGCACGTGGTTGATTCACAGATGACTGCGTTTCATCAAGGCGCAACTAGAAGAGGAAGCTATGCTTCTTACATGGATATATCCCACCCAGAGATTATAGAATTTATTGAGATGAGAAAACCAACAGGTGGAGATATACATAGAAAGAATCTTAACTTACATCATGGTGTAAATGTATCAGATAAATTTATGGAAGCGGTAGTAGCAGGAGATTCGTGGGATTTAATTGATCCCCATACTAAACAAGTTATTAATACAACAGATGCTAGAACTTTATGGATTAAATTACTTGAAACTAGAATAGCTACAGGTGAACCATACATAAGTTTTATTGATACAGTAAACGAAGCGCTACCCGAATCACAAAAGAAATTAGGTTTAAAGTTTAATCATTCTAATCTATGTTCAGAGATTACATTACCTACAGCAAAAGATAGAACTGCTGTATGTTGTTTATCTTCTGTTAACTTAGAATATTTTGATGAGTGGAAAGACAACCCACAATTTATAGAAGATTTAGTGCGTATGTTAGACAATGTGTTAGAACATTTTATTGAGAAAGCTCCCGACTATATGTGGCGAGCTGTTAATTCTGCACGTTGTGAAAGAGCAATAGGTTTAGGATCAATGGGATTACATAGCTACTTTCAGAAGAGAGCTATATCTATGGACAGTCCTATGTCTAAATCTATAAACGAATATATCTTTAAACATATACACAAAGAGGCTCAAGCTGCTAACAAGAAGCTAGGGGCAGAGAGGGGTTCACCCGCAGATATGGAAGGTACAGGACTAAGACATTCTCATGTCATCGCCATTGCTCCTAATGCTTCTTCATCAGTAATCTGTGGGGGAACTTCTCCATCTATAGAACCACTAAGAGCAAACGCTTTTTCTCAAAAGACTTTGAGTGGTACATTCTTAATGAAGAATAAATACTTAGAGAAGACACTATTGAAGTATGATAGAAACAATAAAGAAGTATGGAAATCTATTGTAACTAATGGTGGTAGTGTGCAACACTTATCTTTCTTATCTGAAGCAGATAAAGAAGTATTTAAAACTGCAATTGAGATGAACCAAAGGTGGCTAGTAGACTTAGCAGCTGATAGACAAAAGTATATTTGTCAATCACAAAGTTTAAATTTATTTTTACCACCAGATGTAGATACTAAAACATTACATGGTATACATCTGAGAGCATGGAAAAGTAAAGTTAAAACTCTATATTACATGAGAAGTCAAGCACTTAAAAAGGTAGAGAACTTATCTAGTAAAATAGAAAGAACAATAAGACAAGACTTTGATACAGATGAAACTGCTTGCGCAGCTTGTGAGGCATAGAAAGGGGAGAGATGTCAGTATTTGAAGGAAGAGAATATTATAAACCATTTGAATATCCGTGGGCGTTTAAAGCCTATGATGATCAACAAAAGATGCATTGGTTACCAAGTGAAGTTCCATTACATGAAGATGTAAACGATTGGAACTCTAAGATGAATGATGCAGAAAAGAATCTAGTGAAACAGATTCTAACATTTTTTACACAAGGTGATGTAGATATTGCACAAGCCTATATGGATGTGTATATACCCATGTTTAAAAAACCAGAGGTGCGCATGATGTTATCCGCTATAGCTACATCGGAGGCTAACCATGCACACAGCTACTCTTTATTAAATGATACAATAGGTATGGATGATAGAGAGTATAAAGCTTTCCAAGAATATAAAGAGATGGCTGACAAACATAACTATCTTTGGGAAAGTAAAGGGGGCACGGAAGAACAAAAGATCATAAGAGATATGGCTGTGTTCTCTGCATTTGGTGAAGGCTTGCAGTTGTTTGGTTCATTTATTATGCTACTAAACTTCCAAAGATTTGGTAAGATGAAAGGCATGGGGCAGATAGTTGCATGGTCTATACGTGATGAGAATCATCATGTGGAAAATATGATTAAGTTATTACATACTGTATTAGATGAGAAACCTCACATATGGAATGATAAATTTAAGAAATCACTCTACGATATATGTAGGGATATGGTAACTCTTGAAGAAAAGTTTATAGACCTGGCGTTCGCACAAGGACCAGTTCAAGGACTTACACCACAAGAAGTAAAGAACTATATACACTACATGGCAGACAGAAGATTACTCCAGCTAGGTTTAAAACCTAACTACGGAGTTAAAAACAATCCGCTTGAGTGGGTGGATTATATTGTCAATGGACAGGCACACGAAAACTTCTTTGAGACTAGAGCGACTGAGTACGCAAAGGGAGCAGTTCAAGGAGATTGGAGTGAGGCATTTACCTCTTGACAAATCTTATATCATTTGGTATAATAACACTAACAACGGAGACAGGGGGGCACAAAGAACCTTACTTCTTCTAGATGCAATATTTAGAAACAGTTTGGGGAACCACTTCCACAACCGTACAAAGGGCTGGTCTTAGGATTAGCCCTTTTCTTTTGGAGACACATGAAAAATAAATTTAATTATCCACACACAACTAAATATGATAGGTTTGCAAAAAAGTTATACCTGTTGTTCAGCAATAAATCCTTGACTTCTAAGTTTAAGTTTGATAGACTCCCAGTCAAAGACAAGGACTATTGGAGAGCCTTGGCTGAGATATCAACAAAGGAGAAACTATGGCATACCCAAGAACTTTCTCCGTAACAAACTTATTTGTTAATAAGTGGTTAAACTTTTTTAATAAAGAAGAAACAAACGGAGACTCATTAGAGGACTACTGCAGAGCAGAATATAAAGACGACTGGCAGTGGGCGCTAGATTTTTACAGCAAAAATAATTCATTTCCAAGTGTTCATAAGATCATAACGAAATAATTATTTGAAGAATGGGCTAGGCTTATGCCTAGCTTTGTTCTTTTAAGACATAAAATATTCTCTTTGATATTTATTTAAATCTTTTATAGATTCTATATTAGAATCATTATCACATAATTTATTATACATAGCTCTATTGTTTAACCATTCTCTACCATTCCAAAATTCAAACCCATCATATTTAGATTTGTATTTACTGGTTGTTTCATACCCGTAAGACAAATAATAATTTTTACATTTGTTTTTAATAGACCAATCAATCTCATATAGTGTTGCGTATGTACCTAATCCTAATTTTGGATTTTCATAATCCCATGCAAACTGTCCCGATAACACGTGCTTGTTATCAAAAACTTTAAACTCTGTAAAAGCAACAGGTGTATCTTCATGGTAGTAAATAAAATATTTCCAATCTATATAATCTTTCTTTTCAAATACTTCACTATCATTTTCAAAACCTTCTTCATAAAAATTTCTATACTTAACATATCTTTTATATATTGTAGACAATAAATCATAATCAAAATCATTTAGTACTCTAACTTTAATATCTTTTTTACGAAGAATGTATTTTTGTTTTTTGCTGAAGTTTATTTTATCTAAAACTAATCTTGTATTTCTAGCATTTATCCAAGTTAAGTTTTTTAATTCTGTATAATACCAAGATAAAGGAATCCACCCATTCTCAAAAGCATAGTCATATTCGTCATCTTCAAACTCTGCTAGAGGTAGTGAGTAAATTAAATCGTAGTTAGTTAGTTTACCTGTGATGTGGTCAAAAAATATTTTCACTCAGGACGTTCAAACTGAGTCATGTATGAATCATCAGTTGTCGTATCTTCTTCTCTGGTATTTTCTACTGTATAAAAATTTTGATCTATCTTATATCCAGGATTTTTTGTTAATCTTTCTTCCATGAAAGCATCGTCATACCAGATAGTTCTATTGTTAGGGTATGCAAAAAAATTACCATCATCCATTCTAAACATGTGAGCACATTTGTGTTCTGGGTCTTCACTAAAGTTTGTATCTAACATACCTGCTTTATTTTCCCATGCCCAGTCTATAGTAAACATATATGTACCTTTTCTTTTTGTACCTTTGTAGTCTACAAGTTCTGCTCTACAGTTTGCTAATCTATTTCTTCTCTGTACATCCACGTAAGGTGAAAAGCAATCCCAATATTGATGTATATTTAAAGGATGTTTAGGTGCGTCTTTCTTCCAACAAAATGCATGGATAGGTCTTCGTGTCCAGTTTACTCCATTAGGTAATAGACATTCAAATAGTAACGCTCTTCTTTCTAAACTATTTACTGTGTGCACATCAGCAAACGTATATTCTCCGTGCCCCCTTTCGTGGTCGAATAAGTATTCATTTCTAATGTATGCGCTAAATGGCGGCAGATTGTGATTTAAATATGCCACTCTAGTGAGCTAGTTCTCTTATGATATAAGAAAGTTTTTCAGCACGCATCGGGGTTTGTTTTGCCCAGCGCGAGTCGAGCATTTCATCTGCGGCTAGGTGATAAGTCTTAGTAGATAAGTTTGCTAAGAATTTTTTAAACTTACCTACACCCCCAACACCTAGCTGAAATACCATTTCTATAAGAACCTCTTTAACAGGTTGCGGATGATCGTCAAGATTGATATTATTTGTTTGAGCGACCACGTCAGCAGAATTACAGGCGCTTTCAAAATCACTTTCAAACACGGCTTCCAATTGTTCTTGACTATATTCAATACCTTCTTCATAGCTATCCTCCGTTGTAACGAGGTGACCATATCCTATGGTAGCAAATCCTAAGCTATCCTTGTATACGATATTTCTAAATCCCTCGTGTTCTTTTATTCTCTCCTTAAGTTCTTCAAACATTAAAATCCTCCTATTCCCCAGTGTTTCTCATGTTCGTCTTTTTGATTTTGTTTTCTTTTTTTGGGCTTCAATAAACTTTCTATATATAGAAGCAGGCTTAGCCTTGCCAGCAACACGAGCTCGCTGCTCCATTGCAATAGCCGCTTGAGTTTTGTGGGCATGACTTCTACCGCTTCTACGAATCTTAGCCACGCTACTGCGAGCTGATGATTCATCTTTGAACCCAAGTCCTTTGATTGTTCCTTTAGGGTTTTCATCTGTATATAAGTCTGAATGTTTTTTAGATCCAGCTGGTTGTCCTTTCTTTCTAGGTATCCTAGGATTTGCCATTCTTCAGTGCAGACTTTAAAAGTTTTCTCTGGGCTGTGTGTGCTTTGACTGCTTTACCTAAACCAGATATAACTTTTCTAACTTTAGCTTTTCCTTTTTTCTTCATGGTTACCCTTTCTTTTTAGTTAATAAACCCATAGCACCTTTGGCTCCCTTGATGCCAAAACTTGCGCTACAGGCGATGTATAAGAGATGCTTATAATAATCAGGGAGTGAGTGTAAGGCTTCAAATCCTGCCTTGATGTGTGGTGTCCACCCAGGAATAAATACTAGTACCGCAGGAACCAACAAGCATAGTAAAATTACCTCGTCTTTCCAGCTCCCTTTCATTTGATCTACAGCAGAAGCTTCCCACGATATTTTACCTGCGATCTGTTGTTCTTTTAAACTTTTCTGTGCTTTTATTTCTGTCAAAGCTAAGTCAGCTTTTGCTTTCTTAGTCTCAACAAACCCCTTAACTGTATCTCCTAACAAAGATGTTAGAGGTCCTACCAATAAGTTAAACATTATGATACCTTTCTAAATCTTTTTGTTTTCTTCTTTATATTCTTTGGTTGAGCCGCGTGTTGTTTACCAGCAGCTCTGGCTTTTCTTTTAGCTCTAGTAGTGGCAGCGTACTCAGCAGATGACAAAGACTTTATAGCAGCAGAAGGTAGATATCTTTCTCCTGTAGCTTTAGGTCCTTGTGTCGATGGCTTTCCAGATTTGGTTCTCCATTTCTGTTTGGTCCATGACTTTAAACTTCTCTGCGATTTGGCAAGAGCCATTACTTTTTCTTTTTAGACTTCGTAATCTTGTCTTGCAAGAACTTAGGTAAAGTCTTTTGAGCTCCAGTTAATTTACCTTTTGTACCATTACCATTCTTAACTTCTTTCATTGGCTTCTGGTTCTTAGCTTTCTTAGATGGTCTGCCTTTCTTACTTCCGTAAGTTCCTTTTCCCATTGGCATTATTTTTTCCCTTTCTTTTTCTTAGGTAATTTGCATTTGCATTCTTTTATACGAAATATTTTGCAAACAATTTTTTTAATAATACGAATCATTTGTAACCTCCGCCCTTTGCTTTGTATTGTTTAGCTAACATTTGAGCTTTACGGGCTGACCACTGTCCTGGGGCACCACCTTTTCCGCTAGCTTTGATCCTATTAAATAATGCTTTACGCATACCAGGTTTTGTATAGTTACCTGCTTTATTAACTGTAGATTTTTTCTTCATGTTCTTTTCTTTTTCATCTTTAAATTTTTTTGTATCCTAGCTAAAGTAGGAGCGGGCTTAGTTAAATTAGACATGAAAGATTTTTTCTTAGCTTGCTTAGACATTAACTTCTTAACACGCTTATCCACGTTAGTTTTTTTAGGCTTTCTCTTACGAGAAGCAGGAGCATTTTTAATCATCTGCTCCATAGCAGCTCTGTTCATGGATTTCCTTTACTCTTTAGATTCAGAATCTTCTGAAGATTCTTCCACTTTAACCGCATCCCCAGTAATCTTAACAACAGGAGCTGTCATTTCTATTGCATCTGTGTGTATCATTAGATAATTATATCACAGTGGAATTTACTTGACAATAGCATAAAATAATGGTAATATACCACAATTACAGGAGAACATCATGGGTAAACCAACAGCAAAAAGTATATTAATTGATGCATTAAATGCAGTAATTAATAACAAGGGTAACAAAGCCGCAGCTTCCAGAGAGCTGGGTATACCACGCACAACACTACTAGAAAGAATAGAACAAGCACAACTACAGGGTATTAAACCCACAGTCGTGCCCCCCGATGCAGAAGCAGCATTAATAGAACAGCAGTATGAACACGATACAGAAGTTCGTGAATTAAAAAAGAAAGTAGATGTACTAGCTAGAGAAAACTTAGCGCATCAAAGATTAAAAGACAGTTTAATAAAAGCAGAAAAGCATGTAGCCAAGCCGCCAAAATGGCTGACTAAAAATACAAAAGCAAAGGGTGCACCAGGTGTGCCTACTATATTTTTATCTGACTTTCATTGGGGCGAAGTGGTAGATGAACAAGCTGTTAATGGTATTAATAAATACGATAGAGATATAGCATTAAAAAGATTTAAGAACGTAGTAGAAACTACTATTGACTTATGTACGAATCACATGGTTAATCCTAGATATCCAGGAATAATCTGTGCTTTGGGTGGCGATATGATATCTGGTGATATACATGACGAGCTAGCAGAAAACAATGATGGCACTAATATAGAACATGTGTTGGATTTGCTAGATAATATGACATGGGCACTAGAAAGATTTGCTAAAGTTTTCGGTAAAGTATTTGTACCCTGTACCTATGGTAATCACTCCAGAACTTACAAGCAATATCGCCACAAACAAGCGGCAAAAACTAACTATGATTGGATGCTGTACAATCTGCTAGCAAGACATTTTAAAAACGATAACCGCATACAGTTCCAAATACCTACAGGCTTTGATACAGTATATAAAGTCTATGGTATTAATTACTTACTAACACATGGAGATCGTCTCGGTGTGGCAGGGGGCACGGGAATTGTGGGTATGCTTGGACCGATAGCCCGTGGTGTGCAAAAGATTAAACAAGAATACCACAATAGAAATAAGACTATTGACTATGTATTACTTGGGCACTACCATCAGTATATATCTTTGAAAGGTACTATCGTTAATGGATCTACTAAAGGATATGACGAGTATGCTTACTCAAATAGATTTACATCAGAGCGACCACAACAAGCGCTATGGTTTACACATCCAGAATATGGAGTGACATTCCAAGTTCCTGTGGTAGTTGATGAACCCAAGGGTTCTAAGTCTAAAGAGTGGGTTACTTGGCTTTGTTAAATAATGGATAGCCTGCCGCTTGATAATCGTATAGGTTAGAATATATTTCGTAAGCAGAGCCTTGACTAATTCTGTACTCAGTGCTGATATCTTTGACAGCTTCTTTAAATAAAGACCAAGTATCTGGAGTATATATTAGTCCTGGTTTTGTTAATGATAATCCGTAATTAAACTTAACTATATCTGCTAATATCTCTGCTAATCTTTCTTGTTGTTCTATCTGTTCTTCCACATCACCTTCTCTGATAGCTATTAAATATCTTCTATATGAATTAGTTATTCTATTATTAAATCTTTTTCTAGCGTCTGCAGTAACACCACCATTTAATTTTTCTAAGTAAAGTAGTTCTTGTTTTCTACTAACTTCTGTAGGATTAAAACCTATGCTTTTCATAAAAGCTTGATATAATGTAGGATCTTCTATTAAAGTTGTACCTTTAGAGGTGTATACAGAACCACCATTTAAGTAATCTAAAGCTGCTGAAAAGTTTTTAATAAAAGTAGGAGTTGCTCTTTTAATTATCTTGCCAAATAGTTCTGAATTTAACTCACCTTCTTCTGCTATGTCGTTTATTATACCTCTAGAATTTCCAAATATCATTGTACCTACAGCACCACCTATCTCTTCTACTCTACCACCAGAAGAAAATCCTCCAATATCGAGAAGAGCTTTTGCTTGTGTACCACCTGGAAAATTAAATCTAACTCTTCGAGATAAGTCTGCATCAAATAATTTATTTATTAAACCATTTTCAAAAGCCTCTATTAAACCTGCATCAAAGCCGTGTTCATTCATAAATCTTCTATACTCTTGTCTGACATTCATACGCATGCCTGTAAATATATTATATACAGACTCAGCCAACCATGTAGCATCGTCTGCAAAAGGCAATGCAAATATACCACCTGTTGCCATGATCATAGCTAATTGTTTAGCTAGTATTTTTTGTCCTACTAATTTTCTTTTACCTCCCCTATGTGTAGCCATTCTGTACATTAAACTAAACATCTGTGATATATAAGTATTAAATAAGAACACAACAGAAAGTATTCCTTTAGCCCAACTAGGTCTGTTTATTTTACCATACAATCCAAATGTTTCATCAATTAAATGCTGAGCAATCATTCTAGGAGTTACTTCCCCTTTGTTCAATCTAACATTTTCTTGGAAGTTAGCATCATCTCTTAAAAAATCTGCAACTTTTTCTCTAAACTTAATATCTTGTGCTAGCCTATATGTAGCAAAATATACAGAAGAACGCGACATAGTTTCAAATGTATTGAACAACCCACCCATAACAGTGTTTTCTAATATTCGTAAAGTATTTCTTGCCACACTCCTAGATCTATAGCTAGCTGTATCTACAGGCATCGCTGCTTCTTTTAGAGCAGCTCCTTGTTTTATTAAACCACTTGCAACATCTTTTAAGTAGTCTTCTTTCATTCCTTGTATATCTGTAGGAGCTTCATTAAAATTCATAAACACATCTTGGAATTTTCTATTTTTAAATATCATCATTTTTCTTACATCATTAACCGATCTTGTAAGTTCCTGTAAAACTCTTGGTGTATTAGAAAATTCTGACAACCACGGACCCGAGAATTGTAGTATAGTTACTGTTTGTAAAAGAGCAGAAGATATATTACCACCTAAGAACCACCAAAAGCCAGCACGTCTTAGTCTAGCCCACTCTTGTTTAGGATCATCTGTGTAACCATACCAAGAATCCACTGCTCTTTTTAGTGTCTCGTTTTTAGATTGGTTTTCTATAGTATTTTTTAATCTAACTTCTGTACTTTTAAATCTATTTTGTGCTGCAAATTCTGAAGATGTAGCTATATATTGACTAATAGCTCTACCAAAATCTGTACTAAATCCAGCAACACCTGCCTGTTCTTTTCTAGGTTTTAAAAATATACTATACCCTCTAATATCCGCACCAAATTTTTTGTTAACTAATGTGTTAAGTTCTTTACGTAAATCTACATAATGATTAGCATTTATATCTGATAAGAATTGTGATATAGAATCTAAAGTTTGTAAGTCTGCATTAACAGATCTTCTTAGATTATTAATTGTAACAGCTTCTGTTGGTATTGCAGCTATATTTATGTTCGGATATTTTTGAGTTAATTGTTGTCTAACTTCTTTTTCTTCATCTAAAAATTTAGTTCCAAATTTTCCTTTATTAAACATTCTATATTCCAAAAGGTTATCATTGTCATCTTTTACCGCTATAAAAAAGTTACCATATCTCTGAAGAGGTACGTAGTCATTTTGTTTAAATCTATTATATTGACCAAGTTCTTGTAAAATACCTGACAATCCTGCTGATGTTCGGTCAGCACTTACAGGATTTCCCAATGCGTCTCTTTTAACTTCTGTTTTACTTACTATAGATGCTACCTTGTTAAACAAATCTTTACTGTATAATCCACTAGGTTGTAAATAAGTTGCAGGATTTGATAACTCATTAACTATAAAACGTAAATCGTTATATTCTATGCTTTCTAACTGATCATCTGTTAAATTTAAAATAGGATTATCTGATAAGTCTCCTCTGTTATTTCTTAATATAGATACAGCTTCTTTTATGATATTACTAACGTTCTCGTTAGCTAGCAACCCGCGCATAATTTCTTTGTGTTGTATTTGTATTTGTTCTTGCACATCTAAATAAGCTTGTGCAGCTTGTCCTGTTAATATCACAGTATCACCTGCTTTAACTGTACTACCTGCTCCTCTACCATTCTCTCTAGCAACAAAGATTATTCTTCCTTGCTCATCTGGTCTATATCTTCCAGGAACTTGTTGTGATATTTCCAGAGCTTTTGTAAGTGAGTTAGCAGCCTCTCTGTCTCTCATTAAAGGAATAAAGTTTTCACTTAACTTATTTACAGCATTTGTATTTAATGTTTGTGCAAATTCTTGTTTACGTCTAACAGTATTGAACAGTGGAGTAAATACAGGAAACTGCTGTGCCCATATTCTAGCATGTGACATAATTCTATTAAAGTTTCCAAATCTTTTTGTTTTAGTTTCTTCATCAGACTTGTCGTTTGGATCTAATAGTTTTTCATCATCTTTAATAAGTTTATTCATGGCAGCTTCTTGCTGTCTAAAACCTTGTCTAGTATATTTTGGTGGTTGATCTTGATTTACTTCTGATGGATCTGGATCATATTTATCTGAGCGTCTAAACATAGGAGAGCTTACATCATAGTCACCAGAATTTTCAGTAGCATGTTTTATTTGATTAGCGTCAAAAGCAATATAAGAATAATGTGGCGCTACATCCAGATCACCTATCTCTGTAGAATTTAAATAAGCAATACCATCATAGCCCTTATCTTTTATAGCTTTTATAATTATCTCATCTGATTTTTTATTTATCTCTTCTTCAGCTTTATCTCTTATTGAATTAGCCTTACTATCAGCATCAATTCTAGTAAACGTATTAGCTAATAAATTAGGATTAGCAGCTAACATTTTATTTATTTCTTTGTTGGCTTTATCATAACGCTTGTTATAAATTTTATCCATTTTGGCTTCTATACTTTTAGCCTCTTGTGCTGTAAATATTAATTGGTTTATTACATCAACTGTATCACCGAATAAAGCTTGCCTCATAGTGGCTCCAGTTTCTTTTTTTATTGTATGAAATGTTAGACCTGTTCCTCTGTCTTTAAACAATCTAGCTCCCCTAACATCACCATCATTAGTTAAAGCTCTAAGTATAGATCTGGCATCCCAACCACCTAAGTCTCTCATTATTAAAGGATTTTTAATATTTAAATAAAATGGCATTACTATAACTTGACCACTTATTTTAGCTTTAAGTTCTGCTCTGTTTAGAGCAGCAGTTTGTGACCCAAAGTGGTATTTAAAATCTTTTATTTTAGCGTCTAAAAATCTATCAAATTTTTTATTTGTTCCATGATAAACTATTAAAGGACTGTTAGCTTGTATTAAATGTGTATTAGCTAATCTATTTGCAAATACATAGTTTAATTCATTTACTAGTATGTTTCTATCAACTCTATTTTCTTCTTGTACTGTTTCCGCAGACATATCTTCCATTGGAAAACCTTTTTTTGTAAGAGACTGATTATTAAGATTAGCTATATTAATTATAGATCTTAGTGTAGTTCTTTGTAATGGAGTTATTGAAGCTGTTTGTAATCTTTCTATAAAATTTAAATCTCTAAGGCTGCCAGTAAACTTAAATGGAGTTATATTTAATATGTCAACTCTTTTAGCTATTTCACGCATATCTGCTACTAATTTATTCATCTCTACTAAATCGTCTGTTGATGGTATGCCTTTGCCATTTTGATTTCCAGTGAGCAAATTGTAGTATGAAAATAAATTGTCCAACAGTAAAGCTAAGTCTAAAGCTTCTGGAGTGGCTTTTGAATTTACTTGATTTATTATTCTTGTTCTTGCATTTTTATAGAAAGGACTGTTAAACAAAGTATTTAAGTATATGTTAGTTACAGAAGGACCAACACCAAGAGTTCCCTCATCCGTGCCCCCTTTAACTTTAGAGCCTTCAAAAAATCTATCAAAGTTATTTCTAGGCATGTCAGATAAATAAGCAGAGTTTTTATATGCAGCATCTACAAGATCAGTGCTTTCTTGATTGAATTTTCTTTTCTGTATCTTACCTAAATCTATTGCATTAAATATTGCTTCTGGAGAAGTATATCCTGTATCAAATAATGCGTTACTTAATGCATTTAAAAATGCTTTTAATCTATAAAACAAAGAAGCTATAACACCACGAGGCTGATATTTATTAGCCATATATGCAGCAAATGCTTCTGATATAGCTTCTTCTATTTGTATTTCTTTAGATTCTTTAGAGTATGTTTTATATCCTGCTATATCATATTGTTTTAGCCAATAGTTTTGTGCGGCATCTTTTAATACTTTAACTTCGTCTGCTGTAAAAAATCCATTATTAAATAATAAATGCATAACTTCATGGTGCAAAGTATACATACGTGGATCTTGTCTTAATTCAAAAGCTATGGGATTTTCTGCAGAAGCTGATACAATAATTTTATTCTGTGGTATAGAATGTGGTGTAGTCAATAGAGCTTTATCAAAATTCATTCCGCCAGCTAACTTCATAGCTATGCCCTTCATTCTATCTGCTACGTCTAATACGTTTAAATGAACTAGATAAGCACCATTAGTAGACTTTTTATTTACAAAAAAGTCTTCTAATACTTTTAAGTCTACATCAGTTAAACCTAATCTATCTAATTCTGTTTTAAGTTTTTGTTCTATGCCTGGTAAGTCTTCTATAAATTCGCTTTGTAGTCTAGGATTGTTATTCTTAGCAGACCAAAACTCAGTAGTTTCTTTTTCATATTTCTTTTGTATAGTTCCTTTTACATCTTTTACTATCTTACTAATTCCTTTTGTAGATCTAGATAATGTAAGATATTGATCTAAAGGTATTAACTCATCTACTCCTAGACTTAACTGTAATACATCCATGTCAGATTTAAATTGTTTAAGACTATCTAATTGTTCATTAAAATAATTTAATGACTGCCTTTTATCTTCAGGAGATATGTTAGTTCTATTTTGTGTTGTTTCAATCTGTTGCTCTAAACCACGTAATAAACTAGGTAGTTGTTGTGTATTAAAAAAAGAACCGTCTAGTAATTGTTTATTTAGATAATTAAGAGGTCTATTTTGTATAGCTCTTATTAGTTCTTGATAACGTAGATCAATAGGTTGAGTAGCCACTTTGTACAATGATCTTAAATATCTCATTCTTTCATTGATAGAATTTATATCATCTTGATTTTGCGCTTGACTTAATTCTAAATTAAGGGCTTGCATATCTCTTTGGAAATCAGTTCTCTTATATTCAAAATCTTTTACACTGTACCCTTGTTGCTTTAGTTGTTCTTTAGTCAGAGGGGGCACGCGTGTTTCGCCTACTTGTACGTTCTGTGTAACTTTTAGTGGTTCAAAAGCTATCTTCTCTTTTATTATTCTTTCAATCTCAGCTCTACCACGAGTTTTATCTTTAGCTTCTGTTAGTTTAATATCTTCTTCTAGGCTTTGTATTTTAGCTTCACCATTAGGACCATTGTAATAACCTAGTTTAGTTAATTCATTTCTTTCTTTGCTATTAATTTCATTTAAATTATCTTCTGCTAAAACTACTGCGTCATCATCTGTAAGGTTAGCAACGTCTGAGAATCCTCTTTCTGTTAATCTTTTCTTTGCAGCTTTAACTGTGTTAGCATTGTGCTTTACATATTCTTGAGTTTCTTCTACAGTTTTGTTTGTTTCATCTATTGTAGTTTGAGTTGTGTATTGTGTTTGTTGTAACCGATCTCTTTGTTTAATTAAATCAATAAGAGTTTCTTGTAAAATCTTTTTAGCTGCTGGATCTTTTTCTTTACTAATTAAATTAGTAACTTCTTTTATTTCTTTTTTTACTTTAGCTATTTCTTGTGGAGAACCAAGAGTTACTTTTTTTGCTTTTACTTTTTTAGGATCAACTCTTGTATAAGATTTTATAAAACTATCATACTGCTCCATACCTTTTACTATTTGATTATCACCTGTAACAGGACTAATGGTTGCAGCATCATCATACATTACACCATTTTCTTTGCTGACGCTTGTTACTACTACTTGATCACCACGAGCATTTTGATATACGTCACCTATTTGTGGAACATTTTCTTCGACTTTAATTTCTTCTGTCTTATCAACTTCAACAGGTTCAGAGTATTCATTTAATACACTTGGAACATCCTTCATAGATACAATATGTACAGGATTTTTTACACCGCCCCTTGTAGATAATAAGACAGCATGCTTTTCACCATCTATTATTTTTGTACCAACTACAGTGTATGTAGGTGTCACAGCTCTATCTGTTTTATCTTTTATAATATTATCATCAGCATCCCGCATAATGTTAATATCTTTTACTGTTACTGTTTTACCTTGAAAGTCTTGTATGTCAGGATCTTTATTACTTATCTCTCCTAAATCTATTTGATCTTTAAAGTTTTTCTTATATGCTTCATAAGCATCCCTGTTTCTATTACCTAAAACTACATTAGTACCACCACCTAATATACCACCAGCAAAAGCTCCTTGATAACCAGCTTCTCTTATTTGTTTAAGAACTTCTGGATCAGATAGTTTTTGCTTTGTTAAATCAATAGCTTCTCCTATTGTATTTGCTTTATCCCATTCAGGCACTGACTGTGTTACACCTTCTTGGATTATTTCTGTGACACCTTCGGCAGGAGCAGCTTGCACTAAACCTTTTCTAAATCTTGTGAAGACTCCATCTGCAACTTCTTTTCCATACTTCTTTGTTAAAACTTTTCTGAGTATTCTACTTGGACCACCGAGCAATGCTTCTGCTGTACCATAAACAGTTGACCCTAAAAGAGTATTGACTGTATTTGGGTCATCCATATTTTCTAATTGAGCTGGTCTTATTTCTCCTATACCATATGTAAAACCAGCAAATCCTAAACTACCTAAAGCAAGTGGAACACCACCAACTAAACCAGCAGCTGTGCCTAACACAACCATAGGCAACCAACTAACTACAGCATTACCAAGTGCCCCTTGACCCCAATCTAAAAACGCAGATAGTTTGTCTTCATCTTGGAATACTTCTTCTAAAGTTTGTCCATAAGGTTTTACTTCACCATCTTCTGTTGTAAAAAATCTTTTAGCTTCGGTTTGTTGTCTGTATAAGTTAATAGCTCTTTGGCTATTCTCCATCATCTCTTGGTCATTAATTATATCACCAAAAATATTTTTGGCTGATTCTACTATTGTAGGATATATGTTCATGGCAGACTCTACGTTTCTTTTAAAGTCGCCTTTGTCCTCCATAGTAGGAGCTTCTATTCTTATGGCAGGAGCTCTGACATTTTTATCTACACCAGGTTGGTATAAAAATCCTTTAGCAAATAATTCTGCAGATAATTTAGGGGATTGTAAATAAGCTTCTTTCTCTTCTTGTGTGAAGCTTTTAGGTATTCGTATTATTGGAGCGGAAGGATCTTCCGATATTTTATGATATGTGAATTGATCTTCAGTTGGTTGGGTAGATCCGACAACACCAGTTGGTCCTAACTGATCATCTGTTTTGTATTGGTCTACTATAGACCTTAGTTCTTTTAAATCTACCATATCTATTTACACTAGTGTGTATTCAAAAAGCTTTCGCCTCTTTAATTAACTGGCGGTTATGTATTCTTGTTCTACTTCAGGTCCTCCGCCTTGACCACTTGACTCTTGTAACAAACCACTTAATAGTTTATTTATTACTGCTGGATCTACTTCTCCTTTATTTAAATATGCATTTGCCAGCATTATATTTCCTAGATCACTAATGTCTGGACCATCATCAGAATCTTTATTAGCATCCATCTCTAAATACTCTTGATACTTTTTTGCGAATAAATCAGACTTCTTATCTTTAGTAAAAGTAAGAGCATATTCTTCAGCATTACGTGCGGCTGTAGTACCTTTAAGTTTATCTCTTATAGTTGCATCAGTTAGTAAGTTAGCAAGTTCAGTTGTAGCTTCTTGTTGATCTGCTGCTTTCTGTGCTTTAGCTGCTTTAACAACACCAGGGAATAATCCTTCACCCTGCATTAAACTTAAACCTAAGTCCATTAAGAATTCATCTTTATCCATTAAACCAGACAAGAACTTACTCATTTTAGATTCAGGTTTTTCTGGTTTAACTTTTGTTTGCTTTTTTGCATTTTCTTCCATTTGCTCTGCAAGATCTCTATTACCAGAATCTTTCTTTTCTTTATTTAAGTCTACTGGTATAGTTACTTCTAATGGTTTGCCTCCATCTCCAATTGTTATTGGACCTAATGGAGAATCATATGTTCCTGAATAATCTTTACCTGATTTTTCAAAACCTAATATATCTCGTATTCCAAATTTATTTCTAGGTTCTCCACCTGGACCTGCTGGACCTTTAGGCTGTGCAAATTCTTTTAATATTTGTCTTACAGCATCCATGTTAGATAAGTCAAGCTCTGTACCTGGAGGAGCTCCTTTAGTAAGTTCACTTTCTTTTCTATCTTTGGCTTCGTTTAATTTTTTATTTATGAAATCTTTAACAGTATCAGTTTTGTCCAAAGCACCTGCCATTATTTTTGCAAAAAGATTATCTTTAAGTTCGGGTTCTGGAGTTAAACGAGAAGGATCTAAATCTTCTTTTCTATTTGTTCCTTTAGGAAAGATAAACATAGGCATTGACATATCTTCCATCTCTCCGCCAGGAGAACTTTTAAGTAGCCCTAATTGTCTTAATAAATCATCAGGTAAATTGTAATCATCTGTAAGATTAATAATTGTTGAACCGTCATCTTGTTTTTCTAGTGTTGCCATTAGCTAAAAAATCCTGTTATATCTCCCCATGTTAATCCTAAGTTACCTGCTGCTCCCAATGCACCTATACCAGCACCAGCTATTTGTCCAAACAAACTAGGTTGTTGCGGAGCTGGTCCTGTTGTGGTAGTCATTGATCCTGTAGGAACACCACGTAATATATCAGAGTAAAATCCAAGTTGGGCTTTTGGAAAATCTCTTTCTTGTACAAATTGTTGATAGCCTAAATCTAGTATTGATTGATCCATGCCTCTTTGTAATCCACCGATACCTAACTGTCTTTGTATATCAGATGCTTCTAATGCATCTGCAGTTGCAGCAGTTTGTGCCATACCTAACCCAGATGCTAATTGTGTTCGTCTATCTTGTTGTGCTGCTTTTAGTGCTGTGTCAAAAGCTCTAGCCTGTGCTTGTGTATAAATATCACCAAGACCTTGTTGTAAATTTCTTTGACGTTCTGCTTCTACTATGTCTGCTCTTGAACCACCGAACGCTCTGGCTTGTGTTGCCTGTGCTTGGTTGGCAACTCTCTGCATGTCAGATCTTCGCGTTAATTCTCTAGCGGCAATATCTGCTACGTTTGTCATATATGGATTCATATATGTTGATATGTCAGCGGCTGCTGGCATCCCTGCTGCTGTCGCAGCTGTAAATGCTTGTGCCCCCCTGAGACCACCAAGACCTCTGCCTTGTTGAGCCTGTGCCATAGCTTGTTGTTCTAGATCAGAAAAGCCTGCAAGTCTAGGTCCTGTGTACGGTATAAAATTTTCTTTTGCTACATCACCAGCAGTTGCTACTAAAGATGAAGCAGCTTTCTCCATATACTCAGGTAGCTGTACTTGACTTGTAGAAGTTTGTTGTGCTTGTTTACTTCCAAATAAAAAATCTAACATTATGTACTTGCCTCGTTTTCTTTTTTAGCTCTATCTACTGCATCAGATAAATTTTCTAATAAATTCTGACGATTAGGATCACCTGTCATAAATCTGTTTCTTAGTGATTCAAGAGTTATTGGCATATTAAATCTTCTTTGTAAATTACTAAAGAAATCTATTTCTTCTTCTTCTTCCTCGTCTTCTTTTTCTTTTTCTTCAGTATCTGCTTTCATAGTTTGTTGATTGTTATCGCCACCTTTATTTTTTTGTTGTCTTTCCATAGCTTCTTTAATCATCTTTTGTCTACGTAATCTTTCTTCCAATGTTAAATCATCTGTATTAAATAAATTACTTAGTAAACCTGTTAAGCCTATAGATGATAGAAGATTACCTACACCTGAAGATCCTCCACCCAATGCTTGTTTTAACATCTTACCTTCTTCTGTAGTATAATCTCCAAATATATTTTTCTTAACCATGTCTTCGTCTTTTAAAGCTTGATTAAACATTTTGTTAAAGTCACTACTAAATAAAGTATTGTTAGCCTGTCCACGTAAAGCTGCTAAACCTTGAAGAGCATCTAGTCCTGCTTGTGATGTACCTGCATCTTCAAATCTAAATTTACCACTAGCATCTTGTTGCATTAAAGGGACAGTGTTTTTTACATATGCATTTATTAAAGCTTGTTGTGCCGCTTTATCTTTTAGTTCTGTATCTTTGTCAAATTCTTTTTCGCCAATACCACCAGCAATCATAGGCACATAATCAAACTGATTAGGGTCTTGTGAACCACCATAAGTTTCTGAACGACCTACAGGATCTGGCTTAGAGCTTTTCATTTTTTCTTGAATTCTTTTACCTAAATCACTCATTTTTAATCCTGAAGATTTGTTACCGCCACTTGGAAAATCTGAACTTTCTCCTAAGTAAAATGAAGGTATGCCTGTGACAGGTTCTGGTTCACCTGCACCACCTAATAGTTTAAGTATGCCCGCTTCTTCTGGATTAATGTATGCAAGAGATTCACCTTCGGGCGCTAGTGTATTAATAGTTCTTGCAAAATTTCTTAATTGTGATTGTACATTGTCTAATGACATATTATAAAAATCTGGGTTCTCTGGTTTAGCTACAGGTAATTCATATATTCCACTGTTAGCGTTTCTACCTTGCTTACGTAATAATGCGGCAACACCTGGTGCTACTTCATTTGTGCGCACCGCCATATCACCTGGATTGAGAGGACCTGCAAACTGCATCTAAATATTATACCTTTTTTGTACCTTTCTAACAAGGGGGGCACGGGCAAATTTACAGTGGGTTATTTGTATCACTCGTTACCTCCATTAAACTTACTATTACGTGCAGTCTACCAGCTGTTACAGCCTGCGCTTTTAATATCTCAGTAGCTTCCATAATTAAAGGGTGCGTCAATATCTCATCTGTTGCATCACCACTTACAGTTTCTTTCTTCAATCTAAATACAGCAGAGCTTGCATCTGTTATTGTTAAGGTTGCTGTGTCACCTGAGCCAGAGTCATCAGATATTAATATTGATTTGATAATAGCTTTAGTCTCTGCAGGACATGTGTATATAGTGGTATTATTTGTTGTAGTTAAATCTACTTTTTTACTTTTATATTCTATAGCCATTAACTTAAAAACCAACTTATAGAAGTCTGCTCTGTTTGATCTGCAATCTTAACAGGAGGATTTTCTTCTGAGAAATCTTTTAATTTTAAAACTTGTATCAAGGTATCAAAAGTTCTAACATCTATCTTGCCTTCTGCTCTTTCTTTGTAAGAAGGTTCTGGGTATGCTGGCTTACTGTATATAGACATTATCTAGCTCCGTCTGTTCTTCCTTCTGCTCTCCATGTGCCTAAACGCCATGCCACACCTGTAGCATCTGTTTCATATCTAGCTTGAAAAGATCTACCTCTAGCACGCATATCTAATCTATTATCTGTATTAGATATTGTAAAAGGTCCTTTTGTTATTTCGGTATCTTGTGGAAATACTTTTGTCTTCAAAGTAAATTTAATATTTGTACCTGAACTATATGTTACATCAGGTATAACTCTATTTACAAAATAAAGATTGTCACCATTAGCATCACCATTAAAGAAACCTGTTTCTACAAAAGCTGTAATAGCAGAACCTGCATCATCAGTTCCAGACTCGTGATTATATTGTAAGCCAAGCTTATCTACTGCTAATGGGTTAGCAAAGATATTAGAATCTACCCACGCTGTTCTACCTAAAGTACCTATTGACCAGTTATTATCTATATAATTATATATTATATACTTATCAATATCATCAGAGCCAGCTGATGGGTAGAACCACCATATCTCATTAAATTTAATATTCTGACCAGCAAATACTTTTTCTCTTTGTACTTGATTAAAATCATCAAATACATGTTGTAATACAGGACATGGTAAAGTTCTAACTGCACCATCATACATATAAAAATTATCCACACCCATCCAAAATGCTGCACCTTCAATTGTGGTAGCTGCGTTCTTGGATATAGTTCCAGATATCTCTCCTAATACAGAGAATGAGAATGTAAAAGGTGGACCAATAAATTGCATAGAGTATACGTCTGCATCTGTCCAAACAAATATTTGACCACGTCCTTTTTCTACAGCTTCTATATTAGTTCCTGTACCTAGCCTCTGTTCACCAGCCGTATTTGTTATCTGTGCATTCCATGTACTCAGACTTTCTTGATCTGAAAATCTTATGGTCATTCTATCATATACAGAAGAACCTTGAGGATTAGAACCAAATACAACTAAGTGCCTATCTGGTGTAGACACCAACACTTGTCCAACTTTAGTAGGTATCTGTGAAGCATCTCCACTTAAAGTGTTTGTTACGTAAAACGCTAGTGTAGTTCCCCTAAATGTATCAGGAGCCGCTACAAAAGCACTAACATCAAAATAATATATTGTATCTTCACCACCTCCTACAGAAGCTACGATGTCTTCACCGAACGCATCTATAGACCAAACTCTAGGAGATAATACAACACCAGAAGCAGAACGAGCTGTGCCCCATGAAGAAGCACCCCACACACCAGCACCAAAACCATAACCTGTTAAACCATCATCTGGTCCATTGTTAGTTAAGTATCTAAGTGTTATAGAACCTCCGCCTGTTTGACTTCCAGATGAGGCTGTGCCTGAAGAAGCTACAATACTGTATTGATTAGAATTAATAAATGTTGCTACATATTCTTGAGCTGCAATAGTAACACCATCGAATGTAACTGCTGATTGTACAACAACACGAGAACCTGGATCAGTATGAGCTAAACCATGATTAGCATGTGTTACTGTTACTACATTAGAACCTGCAGAACCTGTAGTGTATGGATTAGTTAAAGTTATAGGGTCTGTTCTAAATGGTGTAATGTCATAGACTTGACCACTATACTCCACAAAGAAGTGAGTTGATGTTCCCATAAATATAAACTTACTACCATCTGTATCTCTATGTGGGAATATTTTACGGCATTGCCCTTGTAGTTGTGATGAACTAAATCGTTTAGTCCAGCCACCTATCTTCTCTGCAAAGCCTTGAAAGAAACGCACCTTGTCTGCGTTAGTATAACGCATCTGCGCTTGATAGTCTGTTATGTCTGTGATAACTCCTGGAGGCGCTGTTAATTGTACTAATGGCATTTGCCGTGCCCCCTTTCTACCTATTAGGTGTAGTTACTAAAAAATTCTCCATCCACATTATCTTTTCTTTGATAATGGCAATGTCTTGTTGCATCTGAGTAATAGCGTCTACTTTAGCCTCAACAGCATCTAGTCTTTCAGACCACATACCCCATGTCATGGCTATACCAAAAGCCATTACTACGTATGGTGCTACTAATTTAAGATCTATCTTCATGGTTTAGTTGGAAAAACAACCTTGTTTACTTTATCTACAGTGTCTAAGCCTGCTGTTAAATCTCTTAAATCTTGTCTATATTTTTTCTGTGCGTCTGTCATAGTATTATCAGATGTACCCCACCAATCTGTTTCTGCTAATAAATTGTTTCTATCTTTTCTTAATTCTAATAATGCCCTATCGAGAGCGCCATCAGCCCACGCTTTTTCTTCTGCGTCTCTTGCTGTTTCTTCTTCGGCAGTGAAAAAAACTTTTTCACCATTTACTATTCTGAATCTAGCCATTAAGTAACTCCATATAATGTTGCTTTAATATTAGTAAAATTACCTGAACTTGGATAAAGCCTAATACCTGACGGTGCAGTTGTTTGTCCTGTATTATGTCCAGCATAATATATAGCATTTTTATTTCCGTTATGAGATTGTTGAAATCCATTTCCAAAGAAAGCTGGCATATAAGAAACAGTTGTTTGTGGTATGTAAATTACCCCTACTGAAGCAACTGCACCTGAACTACTATCATCAATAGCATTCATTATATCAAAGCCTGTATCATTATCACTATTTTGATTGCTATCATTACCAGCACTACTTCTCATTTTTCCAGCATATCTATGACCAGAATTTGTAGCAATAGTACCACCATGAAAAAATCTCATTTTAAAACTAACATCACTTGCAGTCTGAAGGTCTTTAAACAAAATCATGTTATAACTAAAAGAACCTAAATTACCATCAAAATCGACTTGACTTGCACCAGCTCCATCAACTGTAACAATTTTAGTTATATCACCAGCACCAGTAACAGTGCCAGTAAAAGCAAAAGTATTTGCTAAATTAATTTTTGCTGAAGTAATTGCATCATCTGCAAAGGCTCCTGCGGGTAATGTATTAAGTGCCATGTTATATTCCTATTATCCTGTATGCTCCAAAGTTTGTGCTTTTATTAGTTGGTTCTATTCTATTAAGGCTACCGCCACCTTTAAAAATTTTAGCAAACAGCTCAACATAATCATCTGTATCTAAATCTATGGTGGTAGAAACATCTACACTCATTTGAAGTCCATTATTGCTTCTGAAATCTGCCATTCGCTCTGCATAAATACTTCCGTTTTTATAAACAGCAAGTTGACCAAATTGCAATTGCGATGTGTCAGCTCTAAGACGAGCTGAACCATATACAAAATATTTACCTGCAACAGTTGGAGTGAATCTGAAATTAGACGAATTATCAAATTTACCATCTGAATCAAATATTTCTGTTTGAAAACTTACTTTTGTATAGGTGTTATCTGAAATGTCTTGGTCTGCGTTTGAATGTGCTTCAAAAGCTGGAGTAGATTTTAATGAAGCATTATTCAGTGTTAATGTGCCTGACCCATCAGAAGTCATAATGGCATTATCACCACCGTCA